ATACACGCAAAAACAATTCAAGTATTAAGATTGTTCCTACCCCAGTTTCTGTACTTACAGTAGAAATAGAATCACAGTCACAGCCGCTTGCCCTTGCCTCTGCTACGGGAACCAGCGTAACAACCACAAACTACTTTAGTGAGTATTGTTATGATGCTCTCTTTGCTGGATGCATGGTAGAAGCTACTATGTATATGAAGGATTGGAATACTCTTCCTGTCTGGCAGCAACAGTATCAAATAGCAATAGATCAACTTCGTAATCAAGCACGGCGTACCAGACAGGATGACATGGCAGTTGCTGGCTCTCCTGCTGGTGGACCTAACACAGTTATACAAGGAGCAAGCTAATGTCTAATCTTATACCCGGTGTAGCAGCAGCAAAAGCTGGTAAAAAAGTAGCAAAGAAACTTCCAAAAAAGAAAAAAATGAGGCAACCTACTAGTAGTAAAGAATTAATAAAAGGCTATGCTGGTAGTGATATATTTCCGGGATCAGGGCGTTATTTAATACCGGGAAATAAAAAAGGAGAGATGGTTTATACTAAACCTATGACTCAGCCAGATAAAGATGGAACTATCCATACGAAAAAAGGAGTTGGACAAGACGGTGGTGTACGAAAACAAGTGCAAATTAAATCTAAGGTTAAAGGTGGTCGAGGAACTCCTCCTCCCAGAGTAAAGCCAACAGCAAGTAAGGGTCAAATACACTCTGCTGCAAATAAACAAAAAATAGATAAAGCTGCAAAGGCTGCTGATGAAAGATCAGTAAAAGCTAATAGAGATACTATAAAAAAGAATGAAACTATTGGTCAGCAAAGAAAGCGTAAACAAACAAATAAAGATATAGATATGGGCTATACAACTGTAGCCCTTAACGGTGGTGGTTCAGTAGAAGATGGCCTTCAAGGAAAGAATAAAATTCCTATTATTAAACCTAAACCGGGACCATATAAAGTAAGGCCACCGGGATATCAACCTCCTAAAGTTAAAAAACCAACTAAGAAAAAAAGTGAATTTGAAGGTTATATGGAAAAAACACAGCCTAAAAAATATGGCGGTAAAATAAACTATCGTATGGGTGGCGGTCAAGTAGTTGACTCTAGTTATGACAACTAGTCGTTCCTCCATAAGAAAACAGGTTACTCGCCCCGGTAAAGTTAAGAAAGTTATGAGGGAATATAAGAAGGGCAAACTTAAAAGTAGCTCTGGTAAAAAAGTTAAGAAACGTAAACAAGCTATAGCCATCGCACTTAGCGAGGCACAACGTAAAAAACGTAAAAGGAGAAGTTAGATGCAGGGACCACATACACTAATCAAACGGCCCCATAACCTTGATGAGATTGTAGGTCGTCCCACAGGACAAGGCTATGGCGCTGCACGTAAAGGACCACAAGTTAAGGGTCCGCCTCAAGATGTTGTAGTTGATGAAGACTATGAACAGGGCAAAGCTTTTAAGGTGGAGGATTAAACAATGAGTGAAGCACTTCTTAAAACTTTTAGACGCCGCTCGCAGGGTTCAAGAGAGCAAGAGCAAATATACAATCGAGCTATGCGAAAAATAGCATCTGCTAGAGGAATGAATAAAAAACCTGATCCCTCTTTGTTAACTATTGCTAAAGAATATAAACCAGAAACTCAAGCACAACTTAAACGAAAGCAAGCTGCCGCTGCAAATATGGGTTTAACTTTAGTGGGTGGTCCTCTTTTAAAAGGAGGCATAAAAGCTTTTCAAGCAGGTCGTGCTGCACTAGCAGGTCTTCCAAAAGGAATTACAAAGGTTAGAGGCGGTTTTAAAGTTGGAGATAAAACTTATAAAACTCTTGGTGGTGCAAAAGGGGCTGTAACTAAGGCTGGTAAAAAACCACCGCCTCCTCCTAAAACTCCTCCTGCAAATGTTAAATCTAATATTGATAAAGCGGCTCCCAGTGCTAGGGCAGCAGGAAGACCTAATAAACTTCAAAGACAACTTCAAAAAAATCAAAAAGAGGCTGATAAACTTAAAAAGGCTGCTGGCTCTGGTAAAAAGCCGCCCGGTAAATTAAAAGCTGCTGTTGTACCTGTTGCCACTGGACTAACAGCTATTGCTGCAACTAGAGGCAGTAAACCTAAACCTAAAGATGAATCTAAATCTAACATTTCAGATGTTAGAAGAAAACCTCAACTTTCTAAATCTAAACCTAAACCTAAACCCAAAGCTAAAGCTGTTTCACAGGCTAAAGCTGCTCCTATGATGTTTGATGCTGCTCTACAGTCTAAGAAACAAAAGCCTAAATCTAAAGCAAAGAAAAAAGAAAGTATGTCAATTTTTGATTTTGCAGCGGGTAAAGGAGCAACTCCTCGTTTTAAACAAAGAAAATCAAAACCGGGAGAGGTTACGCTTTTTGGTTTTAATGTAGGTGTAGACAGCACCCCTGAAGGCATGGCTATGGAAGAGTTTGATTCTAAGTATGGTGGTCAAATTAAAGGCACAGTAAAGCGTCGTATGGGTGGTAAAGTACGAGGCTATGGAAAGGCTATGCGTGGTTACTAAAGAGTTTCTTATTAGGTACAATAAGTCTGTTCAAGAAGGTTATGATGATCCTACTTTAATAGATAATTCAGGAACTAAACCTAATAAAGAAGACTATGCAG